CTTCAAGATGCCTCAAAAAATACCAACACATCGTATTTTTCGTCGAAATATAGTCATTTTTCATGTTGTTGGTTTTTCTTCCTCCATTTCCTGTATCCACGTATTTCCTTATAACTCTACATATTTTTATAGGAATTGGTGTCAAAATTGGTGTCAGAAGCCATATAGTGCCGAAACGCTTTGATAGCGTTTTTCTCGTTCATGTGACTGTAGAGTTCAAGAGTCATCTCCATCTTCTTATGCCCCATAATATACTGTATGGCTTTCAGGTTCATTCCTGATAGCACAAGTCTGGTACAAAACATATGTCGGAGTGAATGCGGGGTGATGAGCGGTAAGGTATCCTGAGGATGAGACTCATTGTATTTCATTATGATTTTTTTCAGGTTGGCTTCGACACTCGGTGTTCGCCTTGGCTTGCCGTATGGCGTTATCTGAAAAAATCCGCTGTACCCATCCACAACCGGTTCCTTATCCAGCGGAGGTCGAATCGCAATCATATGCTCGAAAGCTTCTTTTGCCTTCGCAGACATCGGGATCGTTCGCACCCCCTGCTTTGTTTTGGGGGCTTCAATGAATAATTTCCCGGCGTAATAGAGCAACTGATGTTCCACTCGCACAACATTTCTCTCGAGATCCACGTCATCCACGGTCAACCCGCAGAATTCACTTACGCGCAGCCCGGTCTCATGTAATATTATTACCTCATCGAGATGCTTTGTCAATCTTCTGTTTTCGCGGCAAAAGTTGATCAGTCTTTCGTATTGTTCCTCCGTCAGGATCGCTTTTTCTTTTTCTTCTTTTGGGATCACCTTGGATAGCGTGAATCGGAAAGGATTTTCAGCGATAAGCTTGTCCTCACAGGCAGACCCAAACGCCTGAAGCAGTGCGACCTTGAAATTCTCTATTGTGCCGTAAGCATAGCCATCTTCGTACAGGCCTATTACAAACATCTTTCCTTCGCTCCTGGTAACGGACGAAATATCTCTGTCAGCGATTGGGTACTCTTTGAGAACCGAGATGATACACTTGGCGTTCGCCCTCGTGTTTTTCCTTATAGATAGCTTTCGTATCTCCGCAAATTTCAACATCAGTTCCAGCACCGTCATGTTAGCGGAAAGCACATTGATGCCGCTGCGCCGCATCTCCTCCACTTCGTCCTCTTTGTCCCGCAGGGTTTTCAGGTCCATCGCATAAAGGATGTGCCTTTCGCCTCGCCGATCCGTCCACCTGTACTGATACCTCCCGTCCTTCCTCTGGCTCTCCCCTTCCTTCAGCACTCTTCCATTATTGTCTTTTCTTCGTTTCATAGTAGAACTCCTTACATTATAAGAAGCTCTGATGTGACACCCCGAGTATACCACACCAAAGCCCCGGATGCCAGCCATCTCACACGGAATAGGTCCGGTCGATGTACTTCTCCAGCGCCCTGCGCTTGATGAGCCGTTTGGTTCCCACCCAGAGCACAAGGTTCTGCTCGTCGTTGGTAATGTCCCGCAGCCGGTTCTCGCCTATTCCCGTATAAGCCGCGGCTTCTTCCAATGTAAGGGTCGTTTTCTCCCATACCGGAACTTCTTTCATGCCGTAAACCTCTTTTCTTTATAAAAACCTTCATAAGAGGATATTACAGGCAAAAACGGGCGTGTGCGTCCTGCTTTTTCTCGTTTCCGGTATGGGCAATGGGTCATTTTGAGATCTATCTTTTAATCTAGAATAGAATTTCAAAAAGAAAAGTCCCTGATTTTTCCGCCCCGTGGGGCAAAACATCAATGAGACTTCTCTTTTACACAGGGTGGGTCACTCCATTTTGAAGTTTTGCTTTCACTGCCTATCGGGCATCGATGGACCTCCTGCGCTCTGAATCACCCGCACCGCGAGCCAAACGACCAACAAGATACACTGTAATGTATTCAAAACTCACGATGCAGAGGATAGTCCGGTATCAGTCTCCGCGCTTCCTGCTCGCCACCAGCTTGTCGTATACCTTGTCCGCCTCGATAGCTTCTTTCGTAAACGAGTTGTTCTTCCACCAGCTCACCAGTGCCGCGATGACCGTGATGACGCTGGTCAGGAACTGCTCCATCTGGGCGTTGTCCAGCGGGATCATCGGATGCCCGCAGGCGCTGAGCACCTGATTGAACAGTGCAAACGCCAGACACAGCGTCCGCACGATGGTCGCCAGAGAAATATCTTTGAACTTGCTCATTGCAGCCTCCATTTTGAATTTTAAGGGAGCTCGGGCCGTGGCTCGTCTCCCTCCTTGATGGGAAGAGCACAGACCCTCTTGTACAGGTTCGTTCCCGTCCCGTTCCCCTTCAGTCCGTGGTAGGCCTGGTAGATGACGCCCACGTTGTCCAGACCGTCCGTGTCGATGTATCCCATTTTGATATAATGCGTGCAGATCAGGTAGAGCCGATCGTGCAGCATGGCAAGGACGCCGTCGTGCAGATGCTTCTGCTCCTTCACCATGTCCATGAGCTTCTTCCACAAAAAGCCTACGGCCGCCCCCAGAAGCGTGAACGCCAGATCGCCGACGTGTTCCAGAATGAACGTCTCCGTCACCTTCACGCCCCCTTCACCCGGCTCAGCCCTGCCCGACCGATGATGGCCGGATAGTCCTTGTACGCATAGCTCATGTCAGCATTCGTGCTCACACCCGGGATGCGGGCCTCGTCCGTATACTGCCAGATGCCGTACTTGTAGCTGGTCGCGGGCTTTTTCATGCTCTTGCGGTAGGCCGCCACCCAGACGTCATAGGCTTTGAGCTTTGCCATGTTGAGACGGGTCAGGCTAAAATTGAGTCCCGTATAAAGCAGTGCGTAGACGCTCCAGCTTTCCAGCGTCCTCAGCTCGTAGTCCACGAGAGCGGTCAGACTGCCCTTGTTCAGCTTGACGAGCTTGTTGTCTTCCACATCCACACAGACAGGCATCTCGAAGGTCTTCCCAGCCAGCGCAGTTTTCAGCACAGCCAGCTCCGCATCCGCCATGGCCTTCGTGGTAGCGTATGTGTAATAGTAGACCCCCACCGGCAGGCCCACCCGCTTGCACTCGGCATAGTTCCGCTCAAAGGTGGGGTCGATGTAGAGGCAGTCCTTCCGCTTGCTGAGCTTCGAGTTGGTGGATACGGTCTTGAGCAGGACACAGTCCACCTTCCCGGACGCTTTCACGGCGTCCCAGTCGATCTTGCCCTGATACCGTGCCGCGTCCATCATGTTGAAGACGGTCTTCTTTACGGTCGCCGCTCGTGCCGCGCTCTCCATCTGGAAACTCACCTCATTTTCGGACTGGCCGGTCTCACGGGCCTTCTTGCAAATCGCATCCATTATCCGGCTTGTCAGTTTCAAAATATCAAAGGCCATATGTTATCCCCCATTTTGAAATTTTGAAGTTTTAGTACTTCTTCCCGCAGATCTCCTCGAAATCCGCCTTGGTGATGATGCCCTTGCGGACATACACCCGCAGCATCGCCTCAGAGATACGGCCCTGCGTCCAGCGCTCAGTCAGTCTTTCCTTGTTGCTCATGACTTCGTTCTCCTTTCTTATTCTTCGGTGGTGTTGGTGGTATCATCCGGCAGGCTCAGCGCCACCATGTCTTCCAGAGCGTCCGCAATGCGGGTCTGGTCGGAGACGCCGGCGTCTGCCACGGGCGGGTTATCCTCGAACGCCTCGATGGCGGCCAGATAGTCCTCGTCGGTGGTGCAGGCACTGAAATCACAGCCTGCCTTGCGGTAACGCTCCACCTCGTTGTCGAAGACCAGCGCGACGCTGCCGTTGATGATGCCGCCGCCCACGATCATCTTGGTGTAGCGGCCCCACTGGTAACGGTCCAGCCACTGCTCAGCGGTAAGCTTCTCGCCCACCGGGGTGATGACGTCAGATTTGTTGTCGTAAATTTTGTATCGTGCCATTTTGATTTCTCCTTTTCTTTTATGCGGTGTAGACTTCGACGGAATCGTAAGCGGTGTCACTGTTTTCATTGGAACGCCCGCCTGCAAACAAAGCGTAGTCCCCGATGGTCGCAGCACCCATGTCATAGCCCGTCATGCTGGTGCCGATGCTGCTCCGGGTCAGAGATGCGTCGCAGAAATCTGCCACTCCACCTCCTGAAAAGATGGCGTAGTCTCCGACCGTCGTCGCAGCCAGACCCGTCCGCGCCGTGCTCAGGATGGCGGCAGACGTTTTGGTGAGGGAGGCATCGTAGATGTCTGCGGAGGCAGTGTTGCCCACAAATATTGCGTGGTTCCCGACAGTTGCAGCGGCGCTGTCGTTTTTCACGCTGCTCAGAGCGGTCGCGGTGGTGCGGGTGAGCGAAGCATTGTAGGCGTCCACTGTCGTACACAAACTACCGGCTCTTCCGCCAGCGAACAGTGCGTAATTGCCTACGCTTGCGCCTTTCACATCCGCTCGTGCAACACTCAACCGAGGTGCTGTCGTGAAGGTGAGTGAGGAATCGTACGCCAGCACATCGCTCGTCACGCTATCTTTAGTTATTCTCCCGTCGACCGTCCCACCTGCGAACAGCGCGTAGTTTCCGACGGCTGCACCTCCGATCGCGGCTGTGGCGCCTATTATATGGGCGGCACTGCGGGTCAGAGAGGCATCGTATGCATCCACAGCGCTCACGAGTTTTTCATAAAAGTTAAATAGATTATATGACGATGCGCCGCCAGCAAACAGCGCATAGCCGCCGACAGATGCCGCCGCATGACCGCACCGTTCGCGGCTCAGCTTTGTCGGTGTGCTCTTCGTAAGGGAGGTATTGTAGGCATCCACGGAACTGCCGACGTTGTGGCCCCAAATGATCTTGGAGATATATCCACCCGCAAACAAAGCGTATTTGCCGACGGTCGCGGCCCGCATATCATACCGTGTAGTGCTCAGCGCCGCAGCCATTCCATACCTTTCCAGCTCTGCACTGTAGCACAGCCTCGCCTTGCCTCCGACACCGATGTACATCTTCTTGACCTTGCGGGCCTTACCGCCGATGCCGATGTAGGCTTTTTTCATCTTGCGGGCTTTGCTGCCAACGCCCACATAAACTGCTTTTGCCATTTTGAAGTTTCACCTCCTCAGACGTAAACTACAAGGAGTTTTCCGTTTGCAAGTGCGCTTCCTGCACCCGGGTCATTCGTCTGGCTGACAAAGCTGTCGGCTTTTCCCTTCAGCTTGCCGTCCGTTTCGGTCTTCGTGTATACCATTTTGAATTTATCGCCCACCGCCTTCGCGTCCGCAGGCACATCCTCGGTGGTCAGTGTCTTGTCGGTAAGCAGGTCAAAAGTCCCGTCGCTTCCGACACTCATAGGGCCGTATGCCATACTGTCATCTCCTTATGCATATACGATGAGCACCTTGTTGGTGGCAAGGCTGCTTCCCGCCCCCGGGTCGGTGGTCTGGGCAGCGAAGGTCAGGCCGTTGACACTGTTGGCCGTGCCGCCCGCAGAGCCGGAACCAGCGTAGTTGTGGGTGTGGGAACTGTTGGCTTTGCCGTTGAGTTTGGTGTTCATCTCGCTTTCGGTGTAATACCGGTCGTCATGGGTATGGCTTGCGTTCGCCTTGCCATTCAGCTTGGCATTCATTTCGCTCTCGGTGTAGTACCGGTCGTCATGGGTATGGCTGGACGCCGCCTTGCCGTCCACGAGGCCTTTCAGCACCTTGCCCTGATTTGCGCTCAGACTCTGGTCAGTGGCCGTGCTGGTCAGGTTGTCCTGTACCCCGCGCCAGGTGTTGGTGTCCGTGAACTTTGCATCCGCAGGCACACTCTTGCCCAGCGTGTGGGGCATAGCGACCGGCACACCATCCTTGAAGTATACGCCCTGCGTAGCAGAACCCGCGTTCGTGTTCAGTTTGTTGGCTGAGTTTGCCGCACCGCCCGCGCTGGACGAACCAGCATAGTTATGCGTGTGACTGGCCGCTGCAAAGTCGCCCACATTCTTTTCCGCAGCCGTGCCAATGGCAGGAAAGTCTGTGATGTCCGACTTTGTGTGCTTATGTCCTGCGGTCGGCAGTCCCTGCAGCTTTTGGTCGATCTCCGCTTCCGTATAATACCGGTCATCATGGGTATGATCAGTCGGCGTAAAAGCAGTCGGCTTGCCGCTGATGCTGTCCCATGCCGGCGCTGCCACGTCAGAAAACTTGGCGTCCACTTCGCTTTTGGCGTAATACAGGTCATCATGAGAGTGTTCCGCATCCGCCTTGCCGCCAAGCTTCGTATCCATCTCGCTTTCGGTGTAATACCGGTCATCATGGGTATGGCCGGTGTCCGCTTTCCCCGCAATGGCGCTGTTCACCTGCTCTTTGGTGAAGTATCGCCCGTCATGGTCATGCCCACTGTCAGCCTTGGTCGAGAGCTTCTCATTGACCTGTGTTCCATTTTGAAGATCGGTGTCGTTCTTCAGCTGAGATGTTTTTGTCGGGACGCTGAAATTCACCGCCTTGTTTCCGTCCACAGCCAGCTGAATGCCGTTCACAAGGATCTTCTCGATGATATTCGGCTGTCCTCCGGCTCTTTCGAGGCTCTGCACCCGTGCCGTCAGGGCGGCAAAATCAGTCACGACCTTCATGCCAAAAGCTTCCAGCTGGCTGAGCCTTGCAAATATCACTTCTCCTGCCATCTGCTCACTCCTCTCCAAAGACGCGCTCCATCATGGCATCAAACTCGCTGTCGGTCGCAGCTCTCGTCGAGATGCTGCCGCCGCTGGTCACGTTCATGCCGTCGCCTATCTTGACCAGACCCAGTTTGTCCCGGGTAGCAGGGGTGTTGACCGGCTCTTCCTTCTTGATGAGCGCTACGATGACGTCGATGTTCGCCGTCGGCTTCCGCACGGCATAAAAGCGCACATGACCATCATAGGTCTCTATCATGCTGGCCAGCCCTGCCGGAGAAGCCGCCTCGAAGTTCTCGAGAGCGGTGGTCCCCAGCGGAGTCAGGGTCGAAAGGCATCCCGGCACTTCCACATCGCAGTAATACTGGTTCGGCCCGATGGCAGACTCCATTTTGACCCAGTCGCGGACGGGCAGGATCAGTTCGTAAGAAGTCGTCCCCACCCCAAAAATCGTCAGCACTAGATCGATGTCCTTCGTCGGCACCCGGATAGCAAAAAGCCGGAGCGCGCCATTTCGCGTCTCGACTGCATTCGCCAGCCCTGCCGCCACCGCTGCCGCATAGCTTTCCAGCCCGGTCGAACAGAATGGTGAATGTCTCTCCGTCAGGTCGGGGACTGTGATGTCGCAATAGTATTGGTATGGCCCCTTGACAGGAGAAAGTTTCTTCCAGCTGCCCTTCAGAGCCGTCAGGTCATAGGTCTTGTAATAGCCGCCACTATACTCCGATTTGGCTTCTGCAATGACGTTTTTCGCCTTGTCCGAATATCGCTTTGCCGAATCCTCGCTGCTTTTGGCATTCGTCTCGCTCTTCTTTGCGGCTGCGGCGCTTGCGGCAGATTCGCTTGCGCTCTTTGCGGAAGCATCCGCACTTGCCTCGCTCCGGTTCGCACTGGCTTCCGACTGGCTGGCCGATGCTTTCGATTCTGCCGCGCTCTTCTTTGACTCTGCGGCGCTTTTCGCCGAGGCGTCTGCACTGTTCTTCGAATCTGAGGCCAGTTCTTTCATCCGCTCGATGCCCAGCCGCACCATCTCGATCACGGCCTCCATCGACCGTGCGATGTACTCGCGCACCTCCACGCCGTAGATGGCCTTCCGGACGCCATTTACTTCCTCTTTCAGCAATGCGAGCACTTCATAGTAGGTCATTCCGCTCCTCCTTTCGCTTGCTTTTTAAGGTCAGCTCGTCTCGCTTATCTCGTTGACGTGTCCAACCAGACCGTTCAGAGCATCTTTCAGCCGGCTGACTACCGCGGTAAGGCTGTCAAATCGCCTTGAGAGCTTCTTGCTCGTCAGTCCGAAGGTGAACTCTTTACTGTTGACTGCATCCAGCGGCAGTTTTACTTTCGTGCAGACCATCCACCGGTCAATATCATGGGGGGTCGAGAGTATCCGGGTGCTCAGCAGGAATCCCAGCTTGTCCACATTCTCGCCTGCATCTCGCCGGTCAAAGGCCTTGATGGTCAGCGTCGGCTCGACGACCTGCTTGTAGTTGTCCAGCTCCTCCAATGCCGCTTTGTAGAGGGAATCTTCTGTCGAAGCCTGCCCGTCCACATAGATGTGCCGCGAGTTCAGTCCGTAGGCCCGAATGGAAAAATCATTTTTAGCGCTTTTGGAGATGGGCTCGTAGGTCGTCTTGGAGAATATCCACCAGCCTTTTTTCACTTTTTGGGTGCCGTGTGCCGTGACGCTGTTAACGAGTTCCGATGTCCTCTTTTCCTCGAAAGACATATCCAGCATATTCACGCCGTATTCAATGGTCTGTTCGGTGCGCGGGACATCCTCTTCCTTCAGGTAGTCGTAGTAGAAAAAATAATCTTCTGTACCCGGGTCATTTGCAAGCCTCAGGCGCAGGTATCCGTCTCTTCCTTTTTTGTGCTCCAGCAGATATGTCGTCAGGATGCTCAAGTAGCTTCCGACCTGTGTACCGCTTTCCTCCGTGCTGATGCTCTTGCTGTCCACAGTCACGTGCCCCCGCTCCATGCAGTTCACGGGGCTGTATCCCTTATCGCTCTGGTTCGGGCGCATCATCAGCTCGAGGATGCTCCCGGAGCTGCTTGTCGTCTGGTAACTCCCGGCGTCCAGCTTCGTCTGCATCCGCGACAGCTCGTCCAGAACACCGTCGGCAGTGACTTCGAGATCAAGCTCGAATTGTTTTTCAATACCTGTTACCCGGCCAAAGAAGATGCACTCTTCGTCCTCTTCCACCATGACCCAGGTCTGACCCAGGAGAAAATTGCTGTAATACGGATTTTTTATGGTTCCGAAACGGGTCTCCACCTGGTAAGGCACCAGGCAGCTGAATGTACCCGCCGCCTTGTTTTCCAGTTCCACTTCTGGTTCAGCGAGGATGCCGTCTGTTTCTTCTCCTTCAATCGAATCTCCGTAGGAGTCATAGACAAGCACTTTTTCGGTCCAGTGGAAGCGGGCTGTCTGTGTACCCAGTGAGTTTTTGAAGTCCACTGCCACTCTTCCGGCGTATACTTTGTATCTCATATCGTTCTGCCCTCTGTAGTAGCACACTATAAAAATGCCGGCCTGTATTCCACACTCACCATGATGGCCTCGTCGGCCTGTACCACGACTGTCCGTCCGCTTCTGTTCAGTGTAGCGTCCATCGTGCCGATGTTCACGGTCTTTTCCGGTGTCAGAACCGCACCGTCGCCGGCATAAAAGCTCATCGTTCCGCCAAACCATGTCCGGATGCCGGTGCCCTCTTTCAGCTCTGTGCTTCCGGCTTTGAGCTGAACATAACTGCTCTCATTCGGTTTTTCTTCACCGTCGTGGGTGACGGTGCCAAGCAGCCGGATGCTATCATTTCCAACGAGAAATCCCTCTGTCTCGCACGTGAGCACGAACTCGTAGCTCGTGTTTGGCTCGAGTGCAGCTTTCATCGCTCCTCCGACGGTCACAGTCTTGCCATAATAGTCATCGACCATGCCTTTCCACACGACAGCCGCAAGCAAAACAGTGCTTCCTTTTCGTCTTACCCCAAGTGTCACGGTGAGCTTGCTGTTCCATACACTGCCGATGAAATTTCCAGCCATGAGTGCTACGGGCATCTTTACCTCTTCCAGCGAAAGTCGGTGCTGACGTGTCTGGAAGAAGTATACGAGCTCTGTGCTCTCGATGCCTTCCGTGGCGTCTATGTCTGTGGCGAAATCCTCGGTGATAAGGGTGTAGTTTCCTCCATTTACGTCTCCGAGCATTGCCGCTGCCTTTCCGCTGCTGGTCACAAAGACTGCCGAAGGCTTGTCCGAGTCCACCAGCGTGAAAGTTTTTTCTTCGCCAGCCTTTATCGCCACATTCTTCATCTGCGGCGTTGCAAGGTCCGTCTCAAAGCAGAAAGGGTCCCACAGCCAGTCGCCGTTCGGCTCTTTCACGAGATATTTGAACGGGTACAGTCGGTATTGCAGGGTGATTTTTGCGTGGTCGTACTGATACGACGGCTTTTCGCTCACCCATACCCTGCCGATGTAGTACACCAGCGGCTCGTCGTCCAGGATGACTTTCGTCCGGAACGGCGCTTTCATCTCCGCCAGCAATTTCTGCTGGATGTCCCGGTATGCCATATCGCCGACAGGACCGTAGAAACCATGTTCTTCCTGATACCGCTCCGTGTCCAGATAAAACTGCCAGCTTCCTTCCCGGTCGTTGAACACAGGATACCCTGTCAGGCTGTGAGAAAGGTCTGCCGTTCCGTTCAGTCCCTCGATGTCGAGGGTCATGATCTTTTCGGTCGGGGCCTGTACGATGGGGCGGCATACCGGTATCAGATAAAGGTCTTTCCATGTGTGGATACTTCCTATCGTTATCCCGTGCGGCATGTCCATATTCTCAATCTCCCCTCTGTAGCAGCGCACTACTGTTTCCGTCCAGACAAGACTTCCTTCGTCCACTCGTAACTTGCCCGACATGCCAAGCGCTCTTTCAAAAATCTTTTCGCAAACTGTAATGCCCTGCTGCAAAAATACAGCAGAGCACTGCACTTTACGAAACTTCGGGCGGGGCAAGGCTGTATGAGATGATCACTTTTATCTGCCCGTTCTGGTCTGCGGAGTAGCCGCTCACCCAGCATCGCCCCTTATAAGTCTTTACGTTCCCTTTTCCATCCGGCACGTCCACCAGCATCCGCCGGCCCTGTAAACAGTGGAGCAGGGTGTGATAGGTCGAAGTCCATGTGCTGGCTGTCGTCATGTACCGGTCGGCGTCCTTCGGGATATTCATCCGGATGTAGCAGTCCCAGAACGTGTGACTCTGGTCATCTGCGACATAATAGAACTCCCAGCTGCCCTCCGCATTCCCGAAAACCCGGTCTTTCAGAGGGGTACGCTCGATGGTACCGTGCCACGGAGCGGCATCCAGTGTCGTTATCTTCTCGTCGAAAGGCTCGATGAGAAGCGGCCCGGCAGGCACAAGGTTCAGCTCTCCTGTCCGGATGACCTTCACGGGTGCATCGGCAGGGATATGGAACACGAGGCTCGTGAATCCGTCGGCCCATTCCGGCACAACAGTCTGAAGGATGCTCACGCCTTACCACCCTTTCTCGATGATGTCGCCCACGGCGTCGTTGATGTCACTCTTTATCTCGCCGACAAGTTTGTGGCTGTTCATCACGACTTTCATGCCCTTCACGGACTCTGCCACCTTGTCGATGCGTCCGCCGAGGGCAGTAACGGCCTCCACCACTTCTCGGTACGTCTGGGTCTGTGCGGGGGCAGTTTCATATCCATTTTGATTTCTCGAGGGAGTATCGGCCCTGCGTGCCATCCGTCCGGTCACAGTCGCCGCCATGCTGATGGTTCCTTTCCGGTCTGCAAAGGCGCTGTTCAGCCACGCGCTGCTCCTCGACGCATCCGAAAGGTCTACCACCGGGGTGATGCTGGGATGGTTGTCAGTCGAGAGATAATCTGCAATGGCGTTTGTCGTCGCCAGCGCACTGCGGATGACAGCTCCGCCCACTTCGTCCATGCCCTTTTCTGCTTCGCCTTCGGTAGAGACGATACCTCTGGTCAGGCCTTCGATGACATATTCACCGATACCGGCCATGACCTTCGAGGGCGAGTGGATGCCAAGGATATGCTTGAATCCGCTGATGATGGCATAAGCAGGGCTCAGAGCCACTTTCAGGCCAAATTTGGCAACGGATTTCACGCCGGTGGCAAGGCCTCTCATTAGGTTTCCGCCGATGCTCTTCATGCCGTCCCAGAGTCCCGAAGCCTTCTCCTTGATCCAGCTCCATGCGTTTCCGACGGCTTCCTTCACCTTGTCCCAGTTCTTCACCACAGCAGTACCCACGGCGACCGTTCCTGCGATGACAGCAGCAGCCAGCAGACCATGCGGGCCGAGACTTGCCGCGACTTTGGCAATGCCGCCTCCCACTGTCCCGAGGATGCCGGCCGCCTTCGTGCCTACGGTTGTCACAGCCTTACCCGCCAGCCCCAGAGCATTCGCTGCGGTTTTCGCGCCGACAGCGGCCCCTTTTGCGCTCGTGCCGACGCCTCCAAGCACCGGGATGATCTTTGCCGCTCCGCTGGCTCCTGCGGCCGCTTTCGACGCTCCGCCCAGAAAGCTCTTCGCGGCGGATGCAGCGCCCTTGAGCCACTGCCATATGTTCGAGAGGAAGCCGCCTGAGCTTCCGCTTCCGCCGAGGTCGATGCTTCCCAAAAGCTTCGTCAGCAGTTGTGCGAACATCCCGTTTCCGCTGAAGGCATTCTTCAGCGCGGTGCTGATGGCTTCGGTCAGGGTCTGGCCAAAGTCCGTGCCAACTACGTCGAGCACCGCAGTCAGCCCACTTGCAACCGCACTGGCCCAGTCTCCGCTCATGGCTGCAACGACGGTGTTGGTAGCAGCGGCCACGGTCTCGCTGGCTCCGTCCTTCATGTAGAGGCCGAACAGGTCAGAGAATCCCTGTACCAGCTTCGGGTTCATCTTCTTGACCACCGCCATGAATCCATTTTGAATGGGCTTCCAGTTCTGGGCGATGGCGTCACCGAACTGCATCATGGCCTTCTTCGTGGCGTCGCTCACGTTGAAAGCGTCTGCCAGATTCCCCACATAGTCCGCAAAGGTCGAGCGGGTCTCCATCATGTCCTCGTAAGCGGCCATGACAGTCTCATCGTAGCGGTTGCCTCCGGCCTGTTCGAGGGCAGTCTGGTACTTCTGCTGCATGGCCGTGACCTTGCTCATCTGCCATCTCATGCTGGTCAGTGCGCTGTTCACGCCCATCAGGGCCGTCATGGTACCCTGCGTTGCCGCTCTCCGTGCCTCGATGCTGTCCTCGCCATACTGCTCCACCGCGCTGGCATAGGCGTCTTCCCGCCCGCTGAGGTCGCCATCGTTGTAGAGCTTGTCCAGCAGGTTCATCCGCTTCTGCACCATGGAGATGCGGCTGTCATAGAAACTCGAAAGGTCGTCAAACGCCGCAAGCTGCGCCTTGTCCAGCTCGTTTTCCAGCTCCAGCTGTTCCTGCCGCGCTTCCAGATAGTCCCGGTAAGCCTGCTGGGTCACAAGGCTTGCTTCGCCGAGGGCATCCTTCGTTTCCACCCAAGCCTTTTCCGCGAGGGCGGTCTTCTCGCTCTGGATGGCCAGACGCTTGTTGATGGTCTCGATGTTCTTGTTGCTCTTCTCGGTCACGGAGGCGGTCTTTTCGTAGGTGTCCGCCCAGAGCTGGTATTCGCTCTGAGCCACCTTGTCGTCGCTTTCATACCGCTCGATGGCCGCCTTGTAGGTGTTCTCAAACTTCGCCTGCTGTAAGTCGAGGAGGTTCTTCTTCTCGTCCAGCAGAGTGTTGTAGGCTTCCTTCGTCTTGTCGTCGCTGGCTCCCACCCGGGAGACCAGTTCGTCGTACTGCCTCTGCGCGATGTCCACACGGGCTGTCTGCAGCTCGATGCTCTTCGCCAGTGTCTCACCCTTTTTCTCGATGAGCGCTTCAATGGAAGCAGTGTCGCCTTCTCCTGCTTCCCAGAGGCTGTATTCCTTGTCGGCGGCATTCTGGAGGTACTTGTTGGACTTCAGTTCCTTCGTGTACTTCTCGGCGATAGTCTCGGCCAGAGTCTTTCCCTTGCTCGAGGATTTCTTGCCGGAAGATGCAGTGGAAGCGCCTGTACTGTCGTCGGGAAGATAACCGCTGTACTGCTCGAGGATGAGGTCAGCATATTCGCTCGGGTCCAGACCCTCCAGACCAAGAGCACTTCCGATCTGCTTTGAGACCCAGTCCTTTGGCTCGCCAGTCAGGCCCTTCAGGGCGTCTTTCGCTTTGATCTCGCCGCTCTGGTACTTTTGCAGCGCTTCCGTCGCCTTGTCCCACATCGTACTGGGCTTCCAGTCCGCGCCGAGATAGGGCGTATTCCTGGCGTCTTCTTTGGCGTCTTTCTCGGCAGTCTCCTGAGCAGCCTTTGCGGCTTTATATTGTGTATCGTAGAAAAGATCCTTGGATGCACCAGCCTTATAGGGTACTTCCACTCCGCCTACCGTATAACCGCCCGTGCCGCTGGAAAGTCCGAAGGTTTGCTTCTGCCGCATGATGTCATAAAGCTCCAGCATCTTGTCCGAGGCCGTCTTCTTGGCTTCGTCCAGTGCCGCGCCCACAGCGTCCCGCACCTGCGAAGCGGACTCATAGCTTGCATCATAGAGCTGGCTTCTCAGGTCGGGGTCTCCGATCCCGAGGCGCAGTCCCTCCACGACGTTCCGTCCGTCCTCTTCTGCCAGCTGACTCGGCGAGTGGATGCCCCAGAAAGTCGTAAAGACGCTTCGGATGCTCTTTGCCACAGTCTGGATCGCTGCCAGCGCCCCGCTCAGAGCGCCCGGGTCCTGGATGCCAATGGTAAGGCCTTCCGTGATGTACCGGCCAAACTCTTCAAAGACCTTGGAAGGACTATTGATGTCATATCCCTTCTTGGCAGTATCTATGGTGTCGTCCACCATGCCCTGTACAGCACCCGTTGCGCGGGCTTTGTTTTCCTCGACGCCCTTCGCCCCTCCGTTTGCGACATTTCCACCGATCTCCTTACCCTCTTTTTCGGCATCGTCTTTTGCACCGGAGAACGTAAAGACATCTGCGACATTGATGCGCTGGGGTTTGAAATCGGGGTTGAACTTGAAAGCCACATTTCTCTGCTGAAAGTTTCCATTGCCGCTGAACGGCGAAAAGATGTCCCGGATGCCGTCCCAGATGTTCTTTCCCAGCTCTTCCAGAGCGCCCTTGATGCCCTCGCCTTCGCCGCCTTCGCCGCTCCATGCCCAGCCGATAAGGTCGATGGCCGTCTGGATGAGCACCTTGCACAAGGTGGTAAAGGCCTCTCCGATGGGTTCGGCGCTCTGGTTGATAGCATTACAGATAAGCGTCACCACAGCCACCAGAGCATCCTCAATGTCCGGCGCGGCGTTGATGATGGCCGTACACAGCGGGTCGGCAAACAGCGCCAGTGCGCCGAATATCGCTCCCGCACCGGCGAGGTAGAGCATTCCCTTGCCAAACTTGGTAAAAGCGCCTGCCAGAGTCGAGAGCCCGAGCGCCAGTTCCGGGATGCAGGTCAGCAGCATGCCGCCTGCAAACATCGCCATCATGGTATCGGCAAATATCCACAGCGATTGGCTCACTGCTTCCGGCTTTGCCATGCCGATGAGCTGGATGGCCGGTGCCAGCACCAGCAGCGAAGCGCTCATGGCCAGCATTCCGGTGGAGACGTTCAGGAAGTTGACCGAACCGGCAAATTTCGAGAGCGCCCAGCCGGCGACAGTCAACCCTGCTAACGCCAAAGCTGCTTTACCCAAATCAGGAAGCGTAACTTTCCCCATCATCAGACACGCCCCGGCCACCGCCATGAGCGCATCCGCCATCAGGAAAATGCCTGCACCCTCGCTCCATCCTGCTGAGCCAAATTTGCCCAGTGCGAACATCGCACCGGTCAGCCCAGCCAGCGCAGCAGCCGCTTTTCCCAGCTGAGGCCAGGGGATCAGACAGAGTGCCGCAGCAGCCACAGCCACCGCGTTCATCGCCCCTGCCATTGCCAGCACCGCAGCACCCGAGCTGAGCTTCGTCTTGCTGGAAAGTACGCTCATGGCCGTCATGAGGATCATCAGGGTCTTCATGGCCGTTCCGGCGTACTCGAGTTTCGTGGTGTTCAGGGTGCCGTCGTCTACGTTCTCAGTGATGAGCCCCGCCAGAGCACATACGCCCTGTACCAGCACCCACATGCCTCCGCCCATGGCCGCGATGGCGAGTCCATTTTGAAATGTGAGCATGGTGTCCGCCACGCCCTGTGCCAGCACGAGCATGCTTCCCATCGCGGTGAGGTAGGCGGTCAGTGCGCCCATTCCTACTACGGCTTTTACAAGGCTCGTCCACTTCACCTCACTCAGAGGCTTTATTGCACCGGCCACGATCCGCAGTCCGATGCCCATCTCGATGAGCGAAGCGCCAAGGCCAAGCAACGTCGCGCCGCCTACCACGAGGTCGCGGGCCTTCACGGTCGCAATGAGCAGCCCCATGTTCCGGGTCAGCACGACCATAGCGCCCACTGCCGCCGCAAAAGCCGTGAGGTTCTGGAAAAAGTTCTCGCCCTTTATGGCGTCCGCGATGGCCACGAATCCTGAGCACAGAGCCTTCGTCGCCGCCGCCAGTCCCAGCAGAGCCGCCGCAGAACCCCACAGAGTCGAGGCTTTCAGCAGCTGAGACCCGAGTCCACTCACCGCAGAGTCAAAGGCCTTCACTTCCGGCTTCAGCAGCTTTGCCGCCGTCACCAGTTCTGCGATGAGCACCACCGTAGCGCTCAGCACCCAGACGAACCGCTCCGGGTCGATGCGGCTCATGACGAACATGGCCCCCGCCAGCATCAGCAGGGCCGCGCCGATGCCCGTGAGGATCTTGGTGCTCTCCTGCTTCTGCCATGTTTTCAGCGCCCCTGTCAGCGCGTTAAAGCTTCCCGAAATGCTGTCCAGCATCTTCGACAGGGGCGTTGCCAGCATCTTCCGCAGGCTGTTCATGGTCTTGGCGAACTGTGCGATGGCGTAGGAGAGCAGTCCTACGTCCAGAAGGCTCAGGAACCGGTAAATATCCGTCCCGCTGATGGAGTCAAATCCGTCTTTCAGTGCCTTGAAAAAGGCCTTCACCGGCTCGTAGACCCTGGACGCCGCGCTCTCCACGTTCCCGGCAGCGCCCTTGAACTCCTCAGCAAAGGCGCTCACTGCAGCCCCCACGATGGCAGGCAGGCTCGTCAGCGCGTCCTTATACCCGTTTAGGTTCTTGCTCTGCCCGGTGATAAAGTCGGCCACAGTGCCGATTGCTTTGTTCGCACTTTTCTTCAGGTCGCTCAGCGCTCCACCCACGACACCGGCCACGGTCAGTGTACCGGCACCCAGTCCTTCCAGAATGCCCAGCAGGGTGTAGACCCCCTCGCGCACTCCGTCCGGCAGGCTGTCGGCCCATTTTGAAATTTCCTTCCTCGCTTCGCTCAGTTTCTCGCCGATGCTCTTTTTCAGCACGTCGCCCAGTGTGGTCAGCGGGTCCAGCAGCTTCTTGGCGCTCTTCGCGATGGCTTCCAGCTTCTCGCAGAGCGTCCCGCTTCCCAGCATGGTGCTCTGCATCTCGGACACAAAGCTCCCCATGTTTCCTGCCACTTTCAGCAGCACTGCTCCCACCGGCCGCAGGACGTCCACCAGTACGCCAAAAGCCCTTGCCCCGGTCTTCGCCAGCGTCGTCATGGCGGTCAGCGGCACTTTCACCACTGCAAAGATACCCTTGAAGGTCTGCTTCAGGTTCGCCGCACTCTCATCCGTGATAATGAGCTTTTTGGTCATCACATCCAGCCCTTCGGCGATGGAGTGTATCTGCTCTCCGCTGGTGGGCGGGAATATCTCGGTGAAGGCTTCGTGGACAGAGCCTGTGACCTTCCCGATGGCGTCCATGATGTTCCACAGGCTGTTGAACAGATGCTCCCGGCCCGACACCTCCGTCAACCCTTCTGCATACTGCTCAAGGTCGAGACTGCCGTCCGCCACCGCATCGTTGAGCTTCAGAAAGGCTTCGTAGTCCTTCTGGAGGTAAGGGTATCTCGGGTCGGCTTCATCCATCGTTTCCAGCAGCTCTGCATAGGTCTTGATGGTGTCGCTGAGACTGGTCGTCAGGAGTTCGGCGTTCACTTTGCCCTTCTGCAGAGCTTTCGCAAAGCTTCCCTCTTCCTCGATGGCTTCCTCGGTCACGGCGCCTTTTGTCAGCGCCAGCTTTTCCAGCACCGTCGTATAGGCGTCTGCCTGGTCGCCAAAAGCGTCCCGCATCTGCTGCCAGCCGCTGTCGAGGCCTTCTTTCATCCTGTCCTTCAGGGCGTCAATGGAAGGCACAAAGATGTCGTACAGCCGATTCGCCAGTTCCGTCCAGGTGTCGGTGGCCTCTTCCTTGTTGCCAAAGATCGTCTCGAACACGGACATCCATTTTGAACTGACAGCGTCTTTTGTCGAGTCGATGGCCTGTCCAAAGCTGGTTGCCTGCTGGGCGGCGAGAGCGGCGCGTTCTGCCAGCTCCCCGTACTGTCCCTTCAGCTGTTCCAGCGCCTCCGAGCTGGTCATGCCCGGGTTCTTCTGAGTCAGCTCGTAGGCCGCTTCCATCATGGAAGCGTATTTTGCGAAGGTCTTTTCCATGACCTTTGTGTTGGCCCATTTCTTCTGCAAGCTCGACTCAAAACTGGCGATGGTCACTTCGCCTTCTTTGATGACGCCCAGCTCCACCGCAGTGTCGATAAGCGCCTGTTTCAGGGCTTTCGTTGCCGTACCCATCAGGTTCAGGCTCTTCCAGTCCTGTAACTGCAAATGCCCTGCACTGTAGCTCTGGGTCAGGTTTCGGATGGTGCTCTGGAACGCAAAGCCTATCTTGCCCGCATCCGCCGTGGCGTTTGCGATGCCCATTATCATGGGTATCATCTTGTCGATCTTGCCGCCCGCCGCCGTCATCTGCGAAAGCGCGCTGGTCATCTCACTGAAACTGTAGCTCGTCTCGTCCGAGTACCACATCAGCTTATTCAGGTAGCCGTTCACCTGGTCGATGCTCTTGCCGGTGGCGTTCATGATGGTCTGGACGTTGGAAGTTTTCTCGTTATACTTATCCCATCCACTGGTGATCTGGTCCACCGACAGGCTTTTTACCATCTGCTCGCCGGTGCTTATCACCTTGTCAGTGATGCGCTGCAAGGCTGTAAAGGCGATAACGTCCAGTGCGCTGAACTTGGCCTGAACCGTGTCCAGTCCCTTCTCCATGCCGGAAAAGTCTACGTTCTCGCTGGCGGCCTGCACCTGTTCGAGTCCCTTTGCCGCGCCTTTGAAGCTGAGCTTCTCTTTCAGCTTGTCCAGCGTCCGCATGGTGTCCCGGCTGTTTTTCTCGAACTGCGCGTTGTCAAACCGCATTTCGACCACACGCTGGTCTATCTCCTGGCTCACTCCCGCCTTACCTCCTCCCATGCTCTCTTGGCTATCTCGTCAAAAATAGGGCGCATGGCGGGGTTGATGTAGTCAACTCCTTCCACGTACCCTCCGTTTCTCGTGCCGTGTCCGTATTGCAGGATAACGGCGATGGGCGTTCCGTCCACGATGTTCGAGTTCGACCAGATGATGGCAATGCTGTCTTTGCCCTTTTCCACCCGGTAGCTCCAGCTGGCAGCCGTCTTTCCGGTCTTCTTGGGCGTTGCCGCCGCCAGCGCTTCCACGCCTTTCTGACCGTATCCCGCCAGCACACCGTCCAGTCTCCCGGCGCTGACACCTTTCAGGAAGCGCTCCGTCTTCTTGAAGCTGCCTTTCTGCCGGAACAGAATAACTTTGGACACGAACCCACCTTCTCTCTGTAGCAGTGCCAGCCCTTTCGCGCCCTATTGAACTCTGTTCGTCCAGCTCAGACAAAGAGCAGCTATCCTCTCGTCCCGAGCTCTTTCTTTCTCTTGGCGTTCAGCGCCTTTCTCCTGGCCGCCTGTTCGCTCTTCGATACCTTCTTGGGTGACTTATGCTTTTCGTTGCAGACACGGATGAGGGTCAGCAGCCGGTTCAGATGCCACTTTTCGCACTCGAACGGGATGCCCAGCTCCACCATGTCATAATACAGGACCTCGCTCGTCACAGCACTTGCGGTGCTTTTTCCTGAGCGGGGTCCTGCTTTGTTTGTATTCTCGTCTTCCCGGAACCATGTTGCGGTCATCGGGTCGTTCATATATGTATAAATAGCCGTGCAGTTCTCTTGTGTCAGATGGCGGTATGCTTCGTCCGGGACCCCTTTGTTCAGGGTCATGCAGCGCACATAGTCCTGCATCTGCTCCGGGGTCAGCCCGTTTTTTGCGTCGAGAAACGGCACGTGCCACTTGCTTTCCCATTTAGACAGAGAGAGCAGCGAGTGCTCCAGCGCCAGCGTTGTGGCCTTCCGGCAGATGAATTCCTCCCGGTCAGCATCCCAGTATTCTTCACCGGGTATCTGGATGGTCAGCATCTCGTCACTCTCCCTGTCATAGCCCTCTCCGTCTGCTGCGCAGCCACCTCTCCCAAAAGGAGAGGCTCTGGCGTGACGGTCAGGCTTGTTTTTTAGTTGATATGGGTTCTTCGTTTTGCAATCGGCAGTGCTCCACTTTCAAGATAAGGTTTCTATGAAACCTGCCCTCTGTAGCAGCGCGCTGCCGTTTACGCCCTATTGGGCTTCTCTCATCCAGCTTAGAGTGGCCCGATATGTCAAAGGCTCCCCTACTAGGGGAGCTGTCGAGCGAAGCGAGACTGAGAGGTTTTACTGCGGGTCCGCCACGGCCAGCGCCCTGGCGTTGTTTGCGGCCACAGCGGCGGAAACTTCGGCGGCCTTCGCCTTGGCCTCGTTCTCGGCCACCATCTTGCGGACGTCTGCGCCCATCACACCGTTCATGAACTCTGCGGCCTTGTCCGGGTAGATTGCCAGTTCCACGTAGAGGTCGGAGTAAGCCTGAGTCGCCACAAAGTCTGCGGTGATCTCAGGGCTCTTCTCGAACTTGCGGCCGTCGAGGCTCTTCTTGCCGTAAGCCAGCAGCAGGATCTTCTTGAACACCTCGATGGTCTCACCCACCTTGGTGCTGTGCATCAGCTGCTCCATGTACTTGTCGTAGCCGCCGTCCTTGCTCAGGCCAAGGTCCATCATCTCGGCTTTGGTCAGATTGAACCAGAACTCTTCGACGCGCGGATTGCCGTCAAAGTCGGTGTACGAAATTACTTTCTTGATCATTCTAATCGTCCTTTCCTATCAGACTCCCTTGTTAGGGGAAGCTGCCTCGATAACGCCGCCCAGCAGCTTGATGACCTCGTCCGGAGTGGGCAGGGTGCTCTCACTGTTTTCGGTGCCGTAGATCTTGTCCTCCAGCAGCTTGAGCTTTGCGGCCTCGATGAGGGTGGAGTTGATAGTCATGTGGGCAGTGGGCTTGTAGCCAGTCACCTGAGTCGGGGTGGTGTCACACTCCCAGCTGAAGGTCTCGGCGTCCGGATTATCGTTTACGGTCTCGTGGCTCTTGTCCGAGGGCGAAGCGGTGCTGTTCCATACCAGATGGATGATGTAGCCCTTCTCGGGGTCGTCGTCTGCACCGATGCGGGTGCGGTAGCTCAGGCCGAAGGGGCAGCGCTTCTGCTGGCCGATGCTCACGCCCTTTGCCACCTCGACAGAGCCATCACACTGCTCGAACTCGGGCGGATAGGTCAGTGCCTCGAGGGTGTACTTGAAGTTCTCTGCCGAGCGGATGGACGCGTACTTGATGTTGTCGGCGTAGATGTCGTTGGGGTCTGCGCCGTCGGGACTCTCGTTCACAGCGGTCAGGCCGTTCCAGGGTGTGCCGGTGCTATACTTGCCCTTTACCATCGGGAAAACGACGCCGTGGTCAACGCCCAGATGATACAGGCGCTCGCCGGTCTTATCCCATTCCAGTTTGCTCATAGGTCTTGTTCCTCCTTTTTGTTTTTCAGACGGTCATAGTGAACACGTCGTGGTATAAATTGTCCGCAATATAAGAGCGGTCGTGTCTGCACTGGTCGAGGCGTGACACGGCCGCTGTGAGGTCGCTGTCCGGGGTCTTGGTTATCACCGTCACCGTGTAGGAAGGGTGCTGGAGATAGACGTGGCCGTCAGCGTGTACATTGCGGATGCGGTTCAAATCGTATCGGATGCAGGGGTACTGCATTTTCAGGTTGGCGGGCGGCTGATAGTACAGATGTATTTCTCCGACAGTTTCTTGCAGCACCCTCCGGAGAATGCTGTCCAGCCTCAGTCTCTGCTCACTCATGGTATATCCCTCCGAATGTCAGGATGAGGCGCGGGTACTGTACTTTCACGTCCGCCACCTTCCATTTCACGCCGCCAAATTCGGCGTATCGCATGGAGCCGAAATTCTCGTGGGCAAAAGGGTCTGCCACGATGCTCAGCCGGTTCTGGAACGTGACATTGTCGTTCACTCCATCCCCTGCCTGCAGCTGTCGGCCCCACTCCAGCACATCGCCGTAGTATTCGCGCTCCACCATTTCCTCGGTGAATACGCTGGGTGCTGTCTCCACAGTCTGCCCTTCAAAGCCGATTTTTCCAAACCATTTTGCCATTGCTTCGTCACTCCATTTCAATTCCAGAGTCAGTGTACACTAACTTCCATGGCCGCCAAAATTACTCGGCGCTTGCCGTCCAGCTCTTGGCGGCAGTGCCGTCATAGGTCTTCGCGCCGGTGGTCTCTGCGTATGCGATGGGCGCAAAGTAGTTCTTGCCGTCGCACACGATAAGGCGGCCCAGCATGAAGGCGCGGCCAAGGTCGGCGGCGCTCACCTTCACCTTGTGCTCGGCGTCAGCATACAGCTTGCCGTCGGTGTGACCGTAAGCGACATATGCGCCCACGTGTACGTCCTCGGTACGATCATAAAAAGGTTTCAGGGTCATTTTTGATCTCCTTTCTTTTGCAGTGTCTGCCCTCTCTAGCAGCGCACTGCCGTTTACGCCCAGACGAAATTTCATTCGTCCTGCCAAAGTCTTCCCTTTCAAGAGGAGGTGTCGGCGCAGCCGACAGAGAGGTCCTAACGGGCGAGCGCTCTAAAGTTAAAGCGCCTTAGAGGTTTATTCTGTGCCTGCCCTCTGAGGAAAAGTGTCAGCTGAGCTGACGGAGAGGGCATCCGGCGCTCTTTACGCCGCCCACTCGATGGCCATAGCACTGTAGGGAGTCGTCAGTGCGCCGGAGCAGCGGGTCTCGATGAGGTACTTCATGGCGTTGTAGTCGATGTCGAAGTCGTCGAACATGGAGACAGCGCCGCCCTTGTCTGCACCCACGGTGTAGTCGGCCAGATTGACGATGACAGCGGCCAGATCACCGCCCTTGGCGCCCTTGCGGCCTTCCATCTCAGGCACAGTGACGATCTTGCTCACGCGCAGCTTGCGGGCCAGTGCAGCCTCGTCGGCGTAGAGCGTGCGGCCCATGTTGTCTTCCAGCAGGAGCATCTCGGTCAGAGCGTCCTCGGTGGTGAACATAACCGGGGTGCCGCTGCCGCGGTACTCCTTGCGGCTGCGGATGACCTGCTTGATAAAGGCCTTGTACTTGTCCTCCACCTTGGTCAGGCCGGTCGTAGCCACCTGTACCTTGATGGTAAACAGGTCGGCATCGTTGAAGATAGGACGAATGCAGTTCTCGTCGATCTTGTCCTCGCTTGCCGCCTGACGGCCATCGCCCAGGATATAGGCCAGCGCCAGCTCACGGTTCAGCTTGTAGCGCATCTCGTTGTGCAGCCATGCCACAACGTCGAAGCTGGTGATGTCGCTCACGTCGTCGCGGTCGAGCTTCTGCTTCTTGTACACAGTGGTCGGGCCGGTGGAGCGGCGCAGCAGGCCAAAGACCTCTTCGATTTTATAATTGCCCTTCACATAACCCTTGGCGCGGGCATCTTCGGGGGTCAGGTCTGCGAACATGCTCTTGAAGCGGCTGAACGGGATGTGCTTCACGCCTCCCATCACTACGCTCACCCAGTCGTCGGGCTTGTCGATGATGCGGGGCGTAGTATCCAGCAGGTGGTCTTCCGGGAACAGCCAGTCGATATTGTCGATGCCGTGGCTCAGCTCATCGATCTCGCCCTGCTCCACGCCGGCGTTGTCGAAGGCCGCCTTCAGGGTGCCGCTGGTCTTTGCACCCTTGATGATGCTGTTGATGTCGTCGATGCTGTGCTTCAGCACGGTCTGCTTGCCCGCATCCTTGTCGAAAACATTGTGCTTCATGTCGCTTTCATCCTCCTCGTCTTCGCCGCCGTCACCGTCCTGCTCTTCCAGAGCGAGACCCACCAGTGCATGGCAGCATTCCTTCTGCTCGTCGGTCATGCTGTTGTAGACCTCTTCGAGCGTCTTACCGTTGGTTTCCTCGGCCATCTTGCCGTCCTCCTTGTTGTCGTCGGAGTGGGCCAGTACGGCCTCCTCCAGCGGGTTGCCCTCCGGGTCCATGCCATGTTCGAGGCTCAGACTGCCCGGGTTGTTAAAGATAAAGGCTTCGCAGCCCTCATCGTCCATATTGTCAGCGCTGTGCTTTACCACTTCCTGAATGAGCGCGCCGGGGTTGCAGCCTGCCAATACGAGGCTCAGTTCCCGGATGACGCCGTGTTTCACCACCTGTCCGGCCTTCTGCAGACCGTTGGCCCAGATGGAAAAAGCGTTCAGGTCGCCGTTCTCCACGCACTTCTTGGCCGTCTGGCCGGTGGGCGTGTCGTTGAACTTGGCGTAAGCGTAGACCCCGCCCTTGCGGTTTTCCAGCAGTGCATGGCCGATGACATTGTCAAGGCTCGAGTGGTCGTGGTTGTACACCATCGGCACAGTCTGGCCACTACAGCCCTTGAATGCGTCTTCTGCAATGGTCAGCCCGTCGTAACACTTCGTGTTCGCCTTCGTCGCCCAGCCGCTGCAATCGTAGTCAAAATTCACCATTTTGATTTCTCCTTTCTTTTAAGATTCATTTACCATCTGCTCCACAGCCTCTCGCCCTCTTGTGGCGGGGTCACTGCCAATCTGTGCCGCCTGTCCCGCGTTGGGAGAAAGATTCTTGTTCCGCAGCTGGTCTGCCTTGGGGTCTTTCGAGGGTTTCATTCCGATGAGCTGACGGAACTCATTCGACGTCATGATCTCGTTACGGGTGAACTTGTCGGCCATCTCTGCCACCATCGAGACGGGTGCCAGCTTGAACGGGTCGCGGAAGTACATGATGCTCTGCTTAGCCTTGAGGTCTTCGCGGCTCAGGAACTTCCGTTTCAGCTCGTCCACCACAGCCGCCACAAGGGGCTCGATGACTCGGTTCTCGTAATTGGTCATGACAGTGTCGTCCGCTGTGCCGTTCATGATCTCCGGCGTCAGCCCCAGCTGGCTGTAAGCCATGTTGGTCAGGTACTCGATGCTTTTCAGCAGGTTGTTCTCGAGGCTCCGGTTCAGCTGGGTGATATGCTCCGTGGCGTCGATGTAGCCGATGCCGTATCGGCTGCCCGCCAGCTGCTCTTCCAGTGTCTTCCGCCGCTCCTGCGCCTGTTCTTTCCGGGCAGGGCTTTTCACGGTGTAGGGCAGCTGGATGATGAGGTCGAGCTTTCCGCTTCCGGCCTGCTCGTCCACGGCGTCCATGATGCGCAGCTTGCTGATGAGCCGCTGGACGGTGCTGTTGGGCTCGTTCATGACAGAGTAGAAGGGGTTCTCCACGATAGCCGCCCGCTCTTTCGGCAGGATGACTTCTTCCTTCTGCCCGGTCCTGTCGTTGTAAAGCTCCACCCGCACATCGTCCGGGTACCACTCCTTCACCTTGCCCACCCGCATCGACAGGATCTCTGTCTCCCCCGTCACCGGGTCCTCGTCGATGTCCACCGGAACGATGGCGATGACGCCTTCGTCCAGCAGGGAGAGATAGATGTCGTACCGCAGAGCCCTGCCCGTCTGGTCCTTGTTGGCCGAAAGGTTCAGGCAAAAATTAAGGCCCGAGTCCAACACCGCATCGAAGCGGTCGTTTTCGTCGAGCCTTACGTGGTTTATGGTGATCGCTGTGGCGTCCTGCGCCATCCGGGCGTAAATTGCCGTCAGGATGGTGCGGTCGGTCGTCCGGTTCAGCCTTGGCCGATCGGGCCGGTAGCTGTAGCCCCCTCCGTACACCCGGGGAGGGTCCCGGTTCAGAAATGCGTTCCAGGCGTGTTTCAGTCTGGAACTAAAGGTATTAGGCATCTTTAGATCCTCCCGGGTCAGTCGTCCTTCTTCTGGTCGTCTTTCTTCTGCTGGTCCTGCTTTGCAGCGCTGCCGGTCACCACAGCATTCGCCAGCTCCGGGTTGCTCAGCACATCCGAAACGAATTTCTTCGCGCTATAGCTCATCACGCCAGCCGCGGCCTTGGTCAGCACCTGCTTTCCGGCGTCCGACATGACCTGCTTCACAAAGCTCTTCCCGCCGTACACGTCGTTCCGCAGCTGCTTCACGTCCTTCTGGAGCTGCAAGCGCTCCTTCTCGGCCTTCAGCTCCTTGTTGGGGTCATCGACCCGGATGTTGGTCTGCCCCTGTAAGTCGCGGTACTGCTTTTCCATCTGGAGCCGGTTGATGCGCGCCCGCAGCTCATCATCGGAGTAATCCTCGGCTTTCTTGCCCGAGCGCTTCGGCGCATATTCCACCTTGGGTTCTGCGTCCTCACCGGCGTTTCCGTCTCCATAGTGCTTCCTGCCTGCGGCCGTCAGGGTGCCGTCTTTGTTCTGGTATCGCCGCACGCCCCACTTCATGCCCTTGATACCCCAGTGGTAGAGTTCATTTTTGTAGGTCTGCACTTTGCCATCACCTCACTTTCCCTGCAATGTCAGCTTCCGCCCCAGCAACTTTGCTACTCTCTGTGCGCCCTTCTGCACCGCCAGCTTCCGACGTGCCGCCGACATTTTCTTGTTATACCGCTTCTTGGCGGCTTTCATGCGGGCCTTCTTTTCCTTGTCCGTCTCTGCCTCGGCCTGCTTTTTTCGGTACATGTTGTCCCGCAGTCTCGTCACCTCGTCTCCCGAGATGTACTTCTTGCGCAGCTTCAGCTTACCGTCTTTATCCTCGTACTCCTCGGTAGCCACCCACGCACCGCGCCCGTTCGGGTGCCTCTCCCGACGGTATTCCCCTGTAAGGCGGGCTTTGCCGTTCAGGATCTTCTGCTTGGCCCACTCTTTCTGCTGGGCGCGGGTCGGCTTCCTGTCGTGGTCATCGCCTCTGCCGATCGCCCGGCTTCTCCGGTAGTTGTCGTATGCTTCCTTACTGTAGAAGTAGTAATACTCGGTGTTGCCGTTGCGGTCAGTCCCGACTTCCACTCTCTGATAATACTTATGGTTCTTCCGCTCGCTGCCCTTCCCGAACAGCCCGTGACTGAGATAGTCCCAATAGTCGTTTACCATTTTGATTTTTCACCTGCCTTCATTTCAAACCGAGCGCATGAGCAATGACGTCCTTGCCACGTTCTACCTTTTCGTCGTATCCATGCATGGGCGATATAATCCCACCAGTCACCTCTCACATATAGCCTCACTCAAATGCATCCCGGTTCAGCTTCCACGCCACATAGGCATCCATCAGCGCCGCCACGGCGTCGATCTTCTTGTCGTGCCGCTGCTTATAGAGCTTCCGGTTCCCGTTGGTGTCCTCCAGCGTGATGCAGTTGCCCATAGCAAACTCCATCAGTGCCTCGTCGAACAGCAGCTTTCTCTGTTCGCTCAGCTTCTTCAGTTCGCCCAGCGGCACGCTCTCCGTCCTTGCGCCCTGAATGACCTTCTCGATGCCAAAGGGGCCGTTTTCCTGCGCCCACCGCTCCACGAATTCCTTCGCGTTGTAGGGGTCGTAACCAAAGGCCCGCACGTCGTACTCGCTCTGCAGGATGTAGGCGTCGAGGTCGTCGTAAACCTGCATCATGTCCAGCACAGTCCCGTCGAACACCTGCAAAGTGCCTTCGTTCATAAACTCCTCGTACTTCTGCCGCATCGCCAGCGGAAGCTGTGAGAGGGTGTAGCTGGTGATGTAATCCCGCGTTTTCACCCCGAAATATCCGTTCTCCAGCGGGAACAGGAAGGTAAACGAGCAGAAATCGTCGCCCAGCGAAAGGTCAGCGCCCATTGCACAGGGCATCTGCCAGAAGTCCCGGTGTCGGTGCCGCAGGGTCTCCTCATAAGTAAAGAAGTAGGTGTAGCCTTCCATCGGCAGGTTGAAGCGCTTGGCCAGAATATCATTCCGTGCGCCTGGCGAGTTTTCCGCGCGCTCTACATCCAGCTGGTAAGTCTCGTAGCTCACAGTCTGCCCGAGGTTCGGGTTCGCCTTCAGCCACATTTCCGGCTTGCCTACTTCGTCGATAGAGTCCAGCTTGTAGTAGAAGATGGAGACATGCGGGTTGATATACTCGCCCTTCAGGATCTCCATCAACTCCATTTTGATGGTGTCGCCGCAGCCGTTTCGGACAGTACCCTCCGAGCTTGCCGCCACGATGAGATAATCTTCGTTCTTGGCTGCGCCTTGCTCAATGGCACCGATGGGGTCTTCCCGGATGTCGCAGGAGAGCCATTCGTCCACGGTCGCCACACGGTCGCGCCGACCCTGTAATTTCTCGATGGTCATGGGGCGTATCTCCAGCAGCGAGCCCGTCAGGAAATTCTCGATTCCCTTCTTGGTGGAGGCCATCTTCACCCGGTCGCTCTTCGCACCCGTGGTGTTCTGGATGCTGCCCATGGTCATGAACTTAAAAACAGGCCCTCTCGCCCGCGCCAGTGCTGTCCGGAACGGCGAGAGGACTTCTTCTGCCTGTTTCATGGTGGGGGCAGTCGTCACCTGCTGGGTCGTGCTCTTGTCCACTGTCATAAAGTAGGCCTGTAAGCACTCCAGATACATGGTCTTTGCGGCCGCACGGGTGATGATGAGATACTGCTTGGTGATGAGCCGCTTCTTGATGCGCTTGCGCTCATAGTGTCCCCCATGCCCGCCGGGCTCCGGCACGTACACGCTCCGCTCCACAAAGTAGTACCAGCCGAAGATCTCCTCTGCCCAGAGCTTGAAGCTGTCCAGCAGTTTCAGATCGCTGCCGTCGGTCAGCGTCAGCTCCCTCTCGCAGAACTTGATAAAGCCGTTGACGGCCTTGTCGTCGTAGTACACGCCCGGGTTTGCGATGAGGTCGTCTATCCGGTTCATTTCCATTGAAATTTCCCGGCAGACAGGGATCTCGCCCCGCATCACGGCCTCCCGGAACCGGCCGTAGTAGATGGGCGTGGCCGTGTTCGATAGCGCCATGATTCCGTTCTCCTGTCAATCGTTCATTTTATAGCAATTCAACTTTTTAATGCAGCAGCATTGAATTGTATATCACAAATATGCTGTTTGGATGTTGCACTAATTTCTTGACTTGCGATAGATTCAAAATAAGGCTTATGCAGCGTGCTGAAACACCGTGCTGCGTTTGGACATGCATCTGTCTTGAATCGAGCGCATTTCCTGCAAATGCCGTATTCGTCTGACTCATCGGTTGAGCTCAAAACCGTGCCAAAGATGAGCTTTTCGTTCAGTTCCATTGTCATGCCTCTGTTTTATCGAACTCAATGTTCAGCCGGAACTCCATTTCTGCAACGGTATTTTTCAGTGCCTCCATGGCGGTCGAACTCTGCGGCGGGTCGAACGCGAGCCTTACCTTTGCGCCCATGTAGGACGCGATGGCCTTCGCCCGCTCGTCTCCTGGCAGAAAATCGTCCCACACGGCACTTGCGTCCACGATGCCAAAGCCCTTCTCCGGCCCCACGCCCAGCTGCTGCAGCACAAGAAATACCGCGTTGATGTGCATGATGATGTCCGCATCAAACGCCGTGTAGCTCTCCGCTATCCCCAGCAGCTTCTTCACGCTTGTCAGGATGCTGTCCATGCTGCGCCTCCGTCAATGTGCGGTGTTTCCGTCCGCAATGCACTGGTTATCCCACTTCTTGTACACGTCAAGGTAGGTCTCCTTCTTGTCGCCGTTGTGGGTGATCTCATAGTACATGCCGTCAGATACGGTGGTACTCACAAGCGCCTTCCAGTTCTGCAAGGTCTTTGAGAACCATACGATGAACACATCCTCCATCGTCAGCTTCTTGCCGTCGGTCGCATCCACATGGGCGTTAAAGTAGTCCACCACCAGCTGCTTTGCGCGGTTCATCATAGCTTCGTTGTCCATTTTGAATCCTCCTCTGTTTTTTTTCTTTCGTTGTCAGGTAAAGTGGCCCATCATCGTTTTATCCTTTCCATAACCTGTTCCCAGTCGTCGCAGCAGGTCACGTTCAGCATCATGCCAATATCTTTGACCTTGCGGAAGTTGATCTCTTCGCCGTTTTCCGTGTGGATCAGAAGCTCTGTGCCGGAAATATGCCAGTAGGCGTCCTTCCACCCCCGCCGTTTCACTTTGTGTCCCTGCTTCATGGTAAGCCAAGCTGTCGTCCAATTCATCCTATTTCCTCCAAGGGCAGGTATCCCATGCTGTTCTCTTGCCATCCGGGATCTTCGGCCCGTCCCCGGTGCCGTAATGGATGGCCTTGTGCGTCGCATCCAACACGCTAATAACATTCTCCGGGTCGAACAGTGCTTCCCGGTGCTCGAGAATGTCCTCTTTCGTCAGAGGGTTGATGTGGTGTATCGTAATGCGCGTCCGGCTCACCTTTCCTCCGCTGACTGTGATGTCTGCGATAGGATGGTCTTTGCACCCGAGGTCGCAGCCTCCGTCCCGCACGATGATCCTGTCCCGGAACTGCCGCCACTCCTTCGAGCGGTAAAAGTCCTGGTTCAGGTATCGGTCAAACCCGAAGGTGTCCTTTCCCACCGTCCCGTGAAGCTGTAAATACTTCAGCCTCTCCTCGAATGTCCCACATCGGCACATTTCGCTGTAGCTTTTCATTTCAGCATCTCCACAATTTCGTATAGCAGTGAAATCATGCCCGTAAGGCCCGCCATACAAAGAGCACTTCTGCTCAGGGCATTATCCGGTTTCTTCCCCAGCCATACCGCCAGCAGAAAGGCCACAAAACATGCAAGGAAGCTAGACAACAGTATCCTCTCGAACTCTGTCATAGAGCCGCCTCTTTCTCAGATGTACCCGTGGTCCATTGCAAATGCACCCGCAATCAGGAATGTAACTGTCGCAAGAAACACGGCCCATAGCATATTGTCCTGTTTCTCGTTCACACCGCCGTATTCACCGAACCAGAACACCTCTCCAAACAGCGCTGGGACTGCCACGACCCAAAGCATCCGGAACACCTCAGCACTCATACTCTTCTCCTTCGCCATCATCCTCGCCGGAATACTCTCTCATAGCCTTGAGCACTTCCCGGTACAGCTCTTCGTTGTCCTTCGCTGCATTGATGGCCTCTGTCTTTGCCCGCAGCAGTTTGTTTTCTTCCTCGAGCTTCTGCTTTTCCAGCATTGTCTTACTCGTCGCCAGCTTCAGGAAGTGGGTGGTCTCTGCAGAAGAGGCTGTTCCTTCCCGTATCCGCTTTTCCACCAAGTCCATTGCCAGAGAGATCATCTGGTTTTCTCGTGCTTCCGGAGTCAGTGCCGGCCTCATTGCGGGCAGGTCAGCGCCGGAAGTTTTTCTTGCGCCCATTTCCGGCACCATCCTTTCTGTAAAATTCTGTCAAATATCGTTCGCGTTCTTATCCTCCAGATTTTGGTTTACCCGCCATTGCTGGTGTTTTTTGTTTTTTTTTTTCAAAGTTTGTCATGAATAACTTCATGACAAAAATAAAAGGCTTTTCTAAGGGTTCACGGGTATGTCAGAGCAAAGAAGTAACTCGACACAAAAGGAGGAAATGATTTTGGGAAAGTTCTATTGGAGGTTGAACGATCATGAAAACGTATCCATACCCGTACCACAAAGGTATAATAAGGGAGTGTACCCGTGAACCCTTAGAAAAACCGCCGAAGTCCGGTCTACTCCCCAGACCTCGGCAAGTTTGACTTTTGTCAGTTGTCCTATAAAGCCGCGAAATTCCAATGAGTTTTTCGCACATTCGATATATTGACTCCTATTCAACTTTACGATAGACTTGGTACCAAAGGAGAAAGCAGTATCCATCTATCCCTAAAGAAAGGAGGTGTACTCGAAATGCGAAACAAGAAAATTCGGAAGTTATCCAAATATCTCTCTGATTCACAGCACACTCATTACGTCCCTGTAACTATGGAGCAAATGCATCAGAACATCATCGGAGCTCTCAAAATTTTCAATTCCTATATGAATGTAGTTGTTGAAGAGAGTCAGAACAACTGAGTATAAAAAACGCTGGTATCCGTATGGAGGTTCGGATACTGGCGTTTTTGCTTTGTAAAATATCAACGGAGTCTGATATAGGACATGAAAGCCCAAATATCAATTTTCCCTCCGGGGAAATATCAAAGACCGGCGCGATTTGAGAGGGGGTGTCATTTTTG